TCATCGACAATGCGCCCGATGATTTCGTCATCGCGCATTACCTCGTTGTTTTCTGTGATGTTGATCATAGTTGTTCTGTTGGTTTCTCTGGTTTCTCGTCGTAACGGGAAAGGTATGTGTCTAACAGCCACCTGACGTGCGCTTTGCTGCCGTCTGCTAGACCGGCTTTGATTGCATCAGCACCGCTGGACTGCGTAAACACAGTGGCAAACACGCCGCCGCACGTTTGGTTCATCCACCTAAAGACGAGTTGGAAATCCTCGTTGTGAAACAGTCGAAGAACCGCGCCGGTGAGCGACGGTTTCTCATCTTCCCGCAGTGGAGCCAGCAGTTGTGTTATGGTTGTGTCCATTTGAAATCTACATCATCGCCTGAGCTACTTCCTTGGCCTTATCGACGCCGCCAATGTCCTTCACCGCGCCAGCCGCTTGCTGCATCATTGCCATCTGCTGCTGCGCTTGCATCGCTTGAGCACGGCCTTGACGAATCGCATCGACCTCTTCTTGAGGACGCAGGAATGACGGATCGACTCCAGCAAGCCTTGAACTTTCGCGGATAAACCATGACGGGTTGACCTCATCGACGATTTCAGGGAACACTTGAGCAAGTGACGCGATCTTCTGAACCATCGTATCAGCAGCACGCAGCGACATTCCGCGCAGAGCAAGCGCTAGCCGATTTGTCATCGTGATCACTGGATTCGGCACTTGGATGAGATTTGGCCCGATCTGCTGCACAGACTCAGGAGGTGGAGACGGAAGCATTCCATTCTCAGCCCACGACTCGAACAAGCGGATCATCATCGGCTGGATCGTGTCGGTGGTATCGCGATCAAACGCAGGGCTGATGGCATCGAGCTTCTCACCGGCAAGCTGACCGGCTTCAAATGCAGTCATCTCGCGGTTGTTTGCGGCGTTCATCGAAAACATTTGGAACATGTCGAGATGGCATCGCCTGCGGATCATGTCCTGGCGCATCTTGACGCGCTCCATTGCCATTGACCAGTCACCGCTGACGTTCAAAGGATAAATGGAATCAGCGTTCAAGCCTGCGCCGTAGTAGTTCATCGCACGAGCAGATGTCTTCAACGTGCCTTCAAAAGTATCTGGCACCATCATCGGCGGGAAGACGGTCTTCTCGGCGTAAACATCCATCATCTTTTGCATGAAATTAAGCTGACGCGACTCTGGCAGGATCGAGAAGCCTGGCCCGTAGCCCCACATATCACTAACGTCGAGCGCATCCCATTTCAGGAAGCGTCCAACGTGGAAAGGGAACGAGTCGAAGCCGCTTTCTTGAACGATCTTCTGGCTCTGCTTCTCGACGTATGCAGAGACAAATGCCTTCTTCTTGCCTGCTGCCATGCCCATGTCATTGCCGCGCTCTTTTACAGGTCGAGGCTCGACGATGTGAATGAAGGTGAACTTTTTTTCTGAGCCGTTGTCGAATGCTTCTCTGACTGCAATGGGCAATTCATCGCGGCCAAACTTTCCTTCAGCTTGTCGCGCGGTCATCTCAAACTCACGCATGACGCAGTTGGCAGCACCGTTGTGGTCGGTATCAAACACATACGAGCCGATCTTGATCTTCTCAAAGCGCGTCTGGTTGTCTGGCGTTACCTGCGAGAACAAGCATGACGTGCCGAAGCCCCAAAGATCAAAGAGCGACTCATGCCGTTCGGCATAGAAATTGGAGTTGGCGATGTATTCACTGGCAAGCATCGAGCACTCACGCAGCCAGTTCTTGACGGCATCGTTGTTTCTAAGCGCGAGGATCGGCGTGAACTCCATCCAGGGCTGCGTTTTGTCGGTCGTCCATGACATGTAACCGGCCACCGCACGTTCGATGGCGTCCATGCCTGTGATGTCGTAGAGTCGCGCATCGCGCTGATTTGCAGGCGTGTAATCTTTTTGAGTGATCCCAGCCTTGCGGGTGAAGATGTGCTCTGCGATCTCCTGCCAGGCTGTATCCCAGATTGCACGCGAGTCTCTTAGCGAATTGTAACGCTTGAGCCATCCTGCCGTGCGGTGGTCGTTGCCCTCAATGTGTTCGCTCATAGGTTACATTCCAGATGCTGCGCCACCTAAAATTGATTGGTAATTATTGCCGCCGATTTTACCTAAAATGCCATATTTTTTTGGAGCGACGGTATTGACCATCACGCCGCCTTGCACGTTGCCAGAACCGAGAGCACCGGCTGCGCCTAGTGCAGTCTTGGGTGCGAGCGGATTGACGGGATCAATCGTTTTACGCAGACCCATGCGGTTGCTGGCAGCAGAATATGCCTGCTCGCCCTGCGCAGAGTCGGCCCGCACAGGAGCTGCCATCGGTGGTGGTGGGTCTGGTTTTTTAGCTTTGCCGCCCATGGGTGCCTCCTTTGTGGTTTCTCATAATTAATAATCATATCAAAAATGAGAAAGCGCAAGGCAAAATTACAAGCCCGCCCTAATTCTGAGCCGCTGATAGTCGAGCCAGTGTATGCGGCCTTCGTTTTCTCGGCAGAAACCTAGCCACTTTCGGTCAGTTGGATTTGGGTCGAGCCTCATCAACTCGGTCAAACTGCCCACTGCTAGCGTTACAAAATAGCCTCGCTCGTATCTGGAATCACCAAACTCTCGGCAGACTTCGTGGGCGATGATGAACGACTCATTGTTGCTGTAAACGTAACCAGAATGTAACGCATCGGTTATGAGTTCCTCGAAGCACATGCCCAAGTCGGCTGCAATCTCTCGCGCGTAATCCGCCGGTGATTCTTTAGTTGGTATCTTGTACATCGCTTCGCCTGCGTGTTGAGGTTGACTGTCCTGGCCCTGAATGAATCAATCCAAGCCGGTCAGCTTCCGCCATCGTTCTGATACCGTCAGCGACATGAGATGCCCAGGTGTGAAGCGGCACATTGCGGACGATGCCAGACGACGAGTCTGCTGCCATCTCGTAAGCCTTGATGCCTTTGACTCCAGTCTCACACGCAGGCAGTCTCCACTCAAAGCTCGGCATGAGTTCGCGGACGTAGCCAATGCCCTGCCAGTAGTCGGGAATCACCGGCACAACGACCATCGACTTAAATCCAGCAGCAGCGGCATCAGATTCAAATGTAACGCCATTGCGCTGCGTTTGCCGTGCATCGTGCGGCAGGTAATGACGGCCATAGCTGTATCCTTTGGCGCTCATGTGGGCAAATCGCTCGACGATAGTGAGATCAAGCCCGATGTCGCAGTCGATCCAGCGCCACCGGCCGAACGCTAGTCGTTGACCATACCACACGACCGTGTTGCGCGGCCCGCCGAGATCCCAAAATGTATGCACCGGCGAACGTCCATCGACAGGAAACTCACCGATGCGATCTTCAGCCAGCGCCTTGCTCATCTCGCGTCCATAGATTGCGTTCTCGTTACTCACCGAGAAGTCACAGTAGAACTCCTGCCTGATAAGCGCCTCGCTCATGCCCGATTTGCGCTCCTCGTCAATTTGCTCTGCGGTAATGGCCTGCGTATCGTCGCACGTTAGCACCTGGGCAAACCATGCGTCGTTGGTCTTTGCCATCTTGAGCATGTCGTGGAAGTGATTCTCACCTCTGGGCGTGCCATTAAACCATGCAAAGCCACCGTTTTCTGCGAGGATCGGGCGCGTGTAGTCCCATGCAAGCGGATTCTGGTTCTGATACTCCGAGAACACGACGCCGTAGTAGTTGCCGCCCACAACGTCGAGGTTGTCAGTGCCCAGAATCTGGATCGTCGAACCGTTAATAAGCTCGATCCGCATGTCAGTCTGATTCGGCGGCTTTGCGAGCAGTTCCTTCGGGATGTGGTCGATGACGCGCATCCCGTTGGTAACATCCACGTTCTGCCACAAGGCTTTGCGACCGAGTGCAGCGGTAGGAAAATAATAGGCGACGTTGCAAGGGCGCTCAATCGCTTTGATGATGAGCTTCGTGAAGCATAGCTTGTCTTTCCCTGCGCGTCGATGCCACACGAGCAGCACGCGCTTGCATTCGTCCATCGTCCTCCACGCAGGAAGCTGATACGGCCTCGGTGTGTATCTGTGCGGAAGCTCAATGGTCATAGCTTGCGAATCACGATCTCAGTCACGCCGCTATGCTCGACCTTCTCTGGCGCGTAATGTCCAGCGCCTTTGCCAATCTCGCGCAGTGCACCAGTGGCAGCGCTAAAGTCCTCAGATTCCTCTGCACTCGCGGCAATTCTAGCGAGTCGCTCAAGCCACGCTTCCTTAGAAAGATCAAACTTTCGGTCAGCTTTCGCGGCTACTTTGACGCGTAATTCTTCAATCCTCAGGGCAGTCTCAGGATTATTTGCCAGCTTTGAGCCTTCTACTTCCGCCGTTCTATCAGAGCACTTCCCACCGCTGACATGCTCGCGATAAGCTTGCGACGCAGGCATATTCAAAGCCACCGCCTGCGCAAATGCTTCATGCTTGGGATTTTTCAGTGCTGACATAATTCTAAATATTAACCGCCAAAGCGTTACAATTCAACATCGCGTTTGACGATCAGCCAGCGCGCACGCTTTGAGCTTGTCTTCCCAAACGGGACGCCAGCATCGATCTCTTTGCCGATCTCTTTGCCGAAGATTGCCGTGAGTTCATTGTTAGTTTGGAGCGCATCCTGCCCAGTCATCATCTCAATTTCACCCGTTGCGTCCTGGCCGCTGTAAAGTTCAAACTCATGAGCTGTTGCCAGATACTTAGCGCGCTCTTCGTCGCTGGTAATTTGCCTCGCTTCCATTGCCCGCATCCTGAATAAATCTGGCGACCTGTGCGCCGCTGCCATGTATGGATTAATCGTTGTCATGTGTGTGTTTTGTTAAGTGCTAAAACGAGTCTGCCCATCCAGCATCCTCGCCAAGTTCTCGAATAGTAAAACGCGGCCCATCAAACAAGCAACGAATTTTATCACCAGCGGCAAATCCGCGAGCAAGCTCAACGATGATGTCTCGCCTATCTCGCACGATTTCCTCTTTGTCCTTCTCCTTGCTGAATCCGCGCTTTTTCTCTGGCGCATGATTAACGTGTGCCACCTTCAGCCAGCATTCGCAGTCCATCGCCAGCGACTTCG